TAAAAGCAAAACATCAAGATATGCGCTATTTGGATTTCTAGCAATCATAAATGCAACATAAGCAGTTTCAAACTTTAGCGTATAAGTTGTAAAGTAATTCCATCCTTTGCCAATTCCTAAATATTTTTTATCTTTGTCGAATTCAAGAATCCATATCATTAAATGAGAATTATCTCCAGAAAAGGTGATTTTTCTGTCTGATCCGCAAGGAATAAGATCTTTTGAACGAACTCTTTTCTCGTGAAGCGAGTGCGTGGAAGAATCTTTACATGCCGCATAGTCACTTCCGACAGAAGCATAAGGATCGAGTTTTCCTTGCTCAAACATATCAGACGTTAACTTGATTTCCATTGTCCACACTCCTTTCTAGTTTTCCAAAGTCGCATAGACTTCTTTCGGCGCTGTAAGGGTCAATGTCTTGCCCGTTGCGATCGCTGCAGCCACTCCGACTTGATACCACTTGATCGCACCGAAAGCGTTGACTTGAGTGTCGGTAAGCTCTTTACCGCCTTTAAAAACCTTGGCTGTAATGGTCAAGGTCTTTTGTGAGGCGGTAAACTCCAATCCGTTTGGCGTGTCGTAGACGATCAGAAAAGCATCTGTCCCATCTGTCCCTTGCCTTGATACGGAATAGCTCGTGGTCGTTTTGTTGTCCGAATAAGTGACGATCGTTCTCGTCCACAAAAACTGTCCGACCGGAACCGTCGGAATCGTTGTCAACCAAGTGCCAGTAGGAACCGTTGTCCCAGAAGCACCTGCCTGATAAGTGATCGCTGTGCTTTTGACAGTAACAGAAGTACCATTGGTTCCGTTTGTACCATTAGAACCGTTTCTCGACACACTGTAAGCAGTGGTGGATTTTCCGTCCGAATAATTGACGACGGTTTTCGTCCAAAGATATTCGCCTGCATTTGTTGCAGGAGGCGAATTAACCCATGTACCAGTAGGTGCAGTAGTTCCGCTCGAAGACTTTTGATAAGTAACCGATGTGCTCGATACAGTCACAGATGTACCATTGGTGCCGTTGGTCCCGTTTTTAGGGATGTAGGATACAGAATAGCTTGTACTTGTCGTGTTGTCTGTATAGGTGAGGATCGTCCTCGTCCAGAGATATTGACCTTGGCTTACTGCTGGCACCGTAGCGTTCCACGATCCTGTTGGCGCTGTCGTACCCGATGTGCCGGATTGGTAAGTGATTGCCGTAGACTTAACACCCTTCCCTGTTGCACCCGGGCTTCCCGGCGCTCCAGTAGCACCCGTCATACAGATTGGTGATGTTTCGCTTGTCGTTCCGTCGACGAAAGTAAACTTGATCTTCATCCAGATGTATTTTCCAGACGCTTCGCTTGGTTTGGTCGTGCTCCACGATCCTCCAGATTGTGTCGTGTTGCTTGTCGATTGATAATAATACGTTTCTTGCTTTTGACTCGTGAGAGCGTCGACCTTGCTTGATACCTGTGTAACGGTCTGCGTGATTTGACCAGCCTTGATATCGATTTGTGAGTCCGCATAGTCTTTAGCTCCTTTGATTGCCGTATTTACCTCTGTCTTTGTCGCTCTTAGACTGATTGCTTGCGAGTTCTGCGAGATGTTCGTTTCAGCTGTAGATACCCGGCTTGTAAGACCATCTATACCATCCTGGATATCGCTGATCTGCCCTTGAGCGGCTGCAATATCTTTTTTCGCTTGTGTGACATCGGCGGTTGCCTTATCCACGGCCTGTTGAGCTGTAGCAAGTGCTGATTTCGCTGCGTTCAGCTGTTCGGTCGTTGTTGCTTGATCAGACTCCAATGCGGATACCGCATCCTGCGCTGCCTTTAGGTCAGCCTCAGCCTTCGTTAGCTTTTGGTTGGCCTCGCTTTGGGCAGACTGCAAAGTGCTCAGATTATTTTGCGCTGCTGTCAAGGCGTTACTTTGTTTGAGTAGTTCGGCATCAATGTCCGCCTTGTTTTGCTGGTATTCAGTGTTTGAAACCTTGCTTGCCAGCCCATCGGCGTTAGCCGTGATCTGCGTTTGCAGGTCGCCTTCCATGTCTGCCATTTCGCCCTTTGTGGCGTATGATCCTGAAATATCCAAAAGAATCTGTTCGGTCGCATCCGCTACATCCTGCTTTGCTTCGGCCGCCGCATCTTTTGCCTCTTGTATACCGGTCTTGATCGGGCCGATCTCCTGCTCAATGTCCTGTGCTTTGCTCAGCGCATCTCCGGCCTGCTGCACCGCATTCTGCGCGCTCTGGCTTGCGTTGCTTGCGCTTGTTGCTGCCTGATTGGCTGTTTCGATTGCTTGCAGTGTAGCGCTCCATGTGCCGTCTAGTTCAGGATCTGAGTAAGCGATAGCGTCCGGGTTTTTATAGACCGCTTTAAGACGCACCCAAAGATATTTTGTAGCATCAAATGTCGGAGGAGTAGCGCTCCATGATCCGCCCTCTTGAGCTGTGTTGCTGGTCGACATGTAAAATTCCCTCGTCATGCTCACGAGAGACTGCCCATCATCGCCTCGGATTTTGACCCATGTATAATCACTCACAAGCTCGGCATCTGCCTCCAGATGCTCGCTATACGTCCCCATCCATTTGCCTTCTGTCTTGCCGTTGTTTCCGGTAAAGGTCTGGCCTCCATCGTTGGAGTATCGGATGTGCAGATACAACGGCTCAGGCGTTGCCCCGTCATGCACATTGGTCAGCGTGACCTCGGCCCTGGCATATACCTTTCCGTCCTTTGTAGCCTCAAAACCATATACGGCCTGTGCATCAAAATCGCCGGAAGAAACCGTGATATTTTTTGTTGTAGCGATCTGTGTTCCGTCTTTCTTCCAAACAATCTGATACTGGCTTACTATATCGACCACGCCATCCATGACCTGCGCCGTGAGTGTCGTGGATCCTGTATCGTTGACGAATTGGATCCCGTTATCGCTCATGATCTGCCCAATGTAGACCTTGTTTTCTTTGATCAGCGCTTCAACTCGTGCCACCAAAGAGGTGTCGATTTCTGACTTCAAAACCTCGATGTTCGAGTAAATCGTCTTATTCCGGCTCTCGTCTGTAATGCTGCGCACCTGCTCGGTCACTCGGGCCTCCAAGTACAAGATCGGATTGTACTCCTCATCCGTGATCCGCACCGTGTCACCGATTCCTGTGTCTGCGTAGCCGTCGATCTCATACGTGACCTTCGGCGTGCAATTCTTTTTCAGTTCAGCGAGCGCTCGGCCGTACAGCATTTCCTTATCCGTAACATCGCAATCCCAGTGGACAAGGACATAGCGGTCCTGTGATTTGCTCATAAAAGACGGGAAACGATCACGAGCGAGAGGCGCACGGATCAATGCACCATCTGTAAAGTATTCGACTCTTCCGTCTTTATCTTTTACAGCGTGGCTGACTCCTGATATATCGACCTTGGCATCGCTGCCTTCGATCGTTCCTCCATGCGGATAGATACAGGTATACAGATCCGTGATATCGCTTGTTTTCTTGATTCCTTTGATCTCTCGGCCGTATGTTAAGTTAGCGACGTCTGCCTTTCCGATTCCCTGCACGGTGTCGGAATGCGCTCGATATACGTTCATCACGATCTTGTTCAATGATTAATCCGAATTGAGTACCGGCACGAATTCCAGCTCGGCATCAAACACGTTGGCCAAACTATACAAACGAGAAAGGACGGTGTTTTCGCCGTCCCATTTATTTTTTATTTGCTTGTCTGACACCTCGTTTAAGCCGATCTGCACCGTGTTTTCAGGATCAAACTTATTTTTATATTGGGTGAATGACCAGTTTTCCTGGCAGTCGAAGGCGTCGCGCTGTTCGTTCAAAAGCTCTAGATTTGTAGACCACGCCTCGACCTCGACTTCGTTCTCGTCGCGATGCACGATCATGATGTTCAGGTAGTAATCTCTCCGGTCTGTTTTAAAAGCGATCTTATAGCCCTCGACTAAGTAAAGAGAATCAGGATGACGAGCATCTGATTTAAAAGTGAAAGTGTTGGATGTCCCTTTCAAATATTCATGCAGCTCGTCATCCCAAAAAGGAAGACCATCAGGAACGTTATTGTCCAGGAAAGCCACGACAGTATCATTCTGATCTAGAATTGCAATTCGTGATGTGAGTTTGATCATAGCCATGCCTCCCTGATTTCTGCAGTGATCGTCGGCGCCGGTGAACTAAAAGACGAGTGATAAAATTCAACCTTATTTACACCCGGTTTGGCCAGAAAGTACTTGGTGCCCGTCATCTCATCCTGCGGCCTCGGCATCCCTCTAAAATACATCTTGCCCTGGTTGCCTTTCACGATCATATCAGCGTTTCCTGGATATCTATTCGGTACGTCCTTCCAATGCTGCACGCCCAACTTATCAAAAATAAAGCTTCGGATGCCCATATGAGTAACCAACCGGTTCCGATAAACCGGATGGCATTTGAATGCCATTGAGATTTTGGCGCATTCCCAGTTTTCAATTTCGGGGATCTCGAATGATGGGTACGTTGCCCACCAGTAGAAAGTAAGCTTTCGGCCGACTTTTCGCAGATCGCAGTGCCCATTGGTCCGCCACCAAGGGTTTTTGTTGGTTTCGTGACTGGATTCATAATCATAGCTTTTTAAAATCTTGCCGTTGCTCCAAAGCTCGTAGTGGGCGGTATTACCAGAGAGATCTTGTTTATACCAGTTGACACCGGCAATCTGTTTATTATCGGCTGTCAACCAATTGATGTTAAACTCTCCAACTTGCCCCATCAGACCAGCCCACATAACCACAAAAAAGTAAGAGTAAAAATTCTTCGCCCCCACATGTCCATTCGAATCGGCAGGTACCGCTACAGTGCGCTGGCCACCTGTCATAGCCTGTCCTGGATTCGGGCCGGCACTGCCGAAGCTAAGCCATTGTTGATCCCACCAATTGACAACAGCTAAAGTCCCTGTTGCGTCATAGTTTGGATGCATATAGTCCACGCCGGATGCGCCATCATCTGCTTTGTTAAAAAAGTTTGTCATGGTCAAGAGTCGTTCATTCATTTCCACGATCTTGCCGTCTGCTTCTTCTTTCTTGCCGTACTGCATGGCTCCTGATTCCGAAACGATCCCGATGTATCCATTTTCATGGTTCATATGGATCTTGTAATCGATCGGGACTGCCACGGTTCCTTTATTTTCGATGTTTGCGGTAAGCACTCCCTCGATCAGAGTGGCTGGAAACGACTTAGTGACGGTAGAATACTTCAATGGATCCGTACAAGTAAACACGATCTCGCCAACGACAAAATTCTTGCCCGGTTCCACGGTCGAGTTTTCTGTTTTTGTCGCTACAAAATATTTGTCCGGTTCATCGGCAAAGATAAGCTGTGCCTGCTCTGGATCGAGCAGGGCGTTCAGCTTGTTGTAGGCTTGCCGAAAATCGTGATCCGTTTGTGCGCCCATCATATAGTGTACTGTGATCTTTCTTTCCGGATAGCGCTTTTTTCTGTATTTAGAGCCGTTGGAAAAGCCGACCTCGAAAGTATCAAGTTCGGCCTCCATCAGCTCACGACCGGTCGTTCCGGTCACGACGAATTGTGGTATCTCGTCTTCGATCCAGACCCCGTTAAAGGAGAAGGATTCAGCCATACGATCTTTGACCTCGCCTTTAGTGGCTGGCGTTAAATCGTGAAATTCATACATCTTATCGTTCTCCTTTCATTTTTTTCAAAAATTTCGATCGTTTCTCTGTGACATCCTCGTAGTCTTCCGAGGTTGCTTTTGCGAATTCACGACCGTTTACATAGAGTGGAACATCTACGGCGACATTGATCCCATAAGAGTAATCCGACGCCTGTGTGAATTGCCCGCCTGCGAATGCAAACGCCATTGGATCCGCGGCCAGAGCAGTTAGATCCATGATGTTGTCGATCGCGCCGTGGACTTGCCGATATGTCCCTTCGATTCCTTTTACTAGTCCCAGTCCAATATACCGCCCATCCTCGGCCGTAACCTTAGAAGGCGAATTGATCCGAGCCTTCGCCCGGATGGCTTCATCGGCCGCCGCTGCCAGTCGTGCGGCTGCAGCTTGTACCGCACCCACAGACGCATTCAGTCCAGAAGCGAGTACTTGACCAATATACGCTCCGCAGGAATAAGCCCGTCCTCTAGCGGCGCTCAAAACGTTAAACATTGATGCTAAAGCGCTAGAAGCGATCGAAGGCAGTTTAGCCATTCCAGAACGCACTCCATTGGAGATCCCGTTTCCGATCTGCGTTCCAGAAGTTCTTGCTTTTCCGACTGCCTGTGCCATTGCTTGAATCATTTGATTCAATGCTGTTTTAACAAGGGAGGCTCCTTTTTGAGCCCCCATACCAATTTGAGAAAAGGAAGTCGTAGAGACGCTGCTCAAGGATGCTAATTGCACGCCCAGAGCGGAAGAAGAAGCCCCTAAAGCCATTAGCGCGGCCGATGCCGCTGCTGCTGGTCCAGCAATCGAATTTAGAGCCCCGACAAGCGCATTCAGCTGCGCGGCCGCGCCCCCCAATCCTGCTGCAGCCACCGAAATCCCTGAGATTCCGGTCGCGACTGCTGCTAAACTAGCGCCCATATCAAAAAGGTTGAGGCTCGTGATCCGCTCCACTCCGCGCGCCAGCAGATCAAATCCTTTTCCTGCATTAAGTGCGGCATTTCCGATCGAATCGATCACACCGGACACTCCTGATAAAATTGTGTTGACCATAGTGCCAAAAGAAGTGAGGGTGAGGCTGATCCCATCAAAGACTTCAGTCACAACCCCCTTGAAAGTATTTAACGTATCGGAAATCCCTGTAAATACCGTCTCGATAATACTTCTTAAATTCTCTAATGCTGGGTTGACTTGAGCAACGAGGTTCGTAAATGCATCACAGATCGCTTGTACAGCCTGGCTGGTCGCCTCCACCATTTTTGTTACTTCCGGAATGTAAGGAGCCAATACCGAAATGATTTGTGTAATTGCGTTCGCGATGATCTGAACGATATTCGTGAACATGTTTGCGATGATCTCGATCACTGGTGTTAAAGCCTCAACGATCGTAGCGATGGCTGT